TTCGATACAAGTCTAACTGTGACTCGGATAAGTTCAAGGATTTCCTTGAGGACCGACTCACAATTTGGGTGGGAGAGAAGGATAAGACCTTCCATGGGAAGGGGATGTATGAAAAGACGAAAACTTTGATTGACAACTGGAATTAATTACCGAAAGCGACACCAGCCATACCATTCTTCACACGGAGAATGTTATAGTTGACCGCATAGACGCGATGAAGCTGGTTACCACCCGAGGGGTTGGTGAGGGTGAGCTTAGCGTTATCAATACGAGAGAAGTTAAGGGACCCAGTGGGCTGCATCTTGCTCATGGTCAGACAGAAAGGCCACGAGAAGGTGGGCAGATCCTCGAGAATATCATCGGGGAGGTCGGTGCAGTGCATTTCGGGAACGACGGTATGGTGGTACACGTTCGAAGTGTCCTCGAAGAGGGGGACACCATTGATGTAAAGGGAAGTTTTATCGAATGTGAACTCGGAATCCCAGTCATTACCAGCGGTCGTGTTACCAGAGACGAGGTGAAGCGACTTGACGGGGTGGTTGAAGTAGCTAAGATCAATCTCAGTGTCGGTGCTAGAAGCGGGTTGGTATTGGGTTTGGGTAATGAGAATCTCGTGTTCCTTGTCAGTGAAGAACTTGCGTTCCTCAGTATCGAGGTACACATAGTTACCGAATACCTTGGGAGTACCGACAGGGGTGTAACCATCGCGGCACTTGATGCGAATCTCCACATCGTGGTACTGAAGCGCAACGAGAGGGAGCGACTTTGTCCAATCCTCACCGAAGAAGAAAGGGATCATGTAGTGGTCACCACCGTGGTTAGACTTTAGGGTGGAAGTTGTAGCAGCCATCGACGCCTTCGCAGTGGTGTCACGCATGAGGGGGTTGTGTACACCCTGAACGAAGAGAGAATCAAGTTGGGAAACCATCTGTCCACCAATCCAGAGTTGGAACTCAGTGGGCTTAGAAGCGGTAGAAGAAAACAGGCCATTGGGGTTGTTCTGTACATTGGAAACAAGAGTGTCTTCGATCCAGATGTAGCTCATGAGATCACCCTTAGAACGAATAGGGACGGTGATTTCGTTGTTCGCACCGAAGGTGCCGATGTAATCCATACGCTCAGGCTTCATAGCGAAGTTGGTATAACGTTTGTAGTTCTGGCGGAAGAAGCTGACCTGGGGTTCGCCCGTGATGTAGACATCCTGGGCACCCACCGACACAAGCTCAATTAAAGCGGCAGACATTTATTAGTAATTGATATTAAAAATTTGGCTCATAGTATACATATGGTGGTTTTCCAGGCTCTGACATGGGAACCTAGAGACACAGAAGAAGAACACCATGTCAGTATATTTGGGAAGACTGAGGATGGCAAATCGGTTTGTGTGACTACATCATTCAATCCATACTTCTTCATAAAACTTTCATTTGGGACGTCACAACAAACAGTCAATGAAATCTATAATCTCCTGTGCAGGAAATGTCCCGAATGTGTCACTTCATATTCTATGGCCAAGTCCAAAGATGTTTGGGGATTTCAAAACAACGAAGAATTCTTTTTTATGAAGATCAACTTTACGAATCTTGCAGCCCGTCGTCGTGTTGATGGGTTTTTGAGAAGACCCGTGGACCTTTCTTCTGGAACAAAAGTGTTGAAAGTGTACGAGTCTAACCTCGATCCAGTTCTTCGCCTGATGCATCGAACTGGTATTCAATCAACTGGATGGATCGATACTGGTGACAAATGTGTGCGATCGCATCTCGCCAAGGTGGACATAGATCTATGGTGTAACGAGTGGTCTTCTCTGAAGCCAGTGGATCGGGATGATATTGCCCCATTCGTTGTGGGATCATTTGATATTGAGTGTAACAGTTCAACTGGTAAGTTTCCAGATGCCGAGGTTCCTGGTGATGCCTGTTTTCAAATTGCAATTTCTCTCTGTAAGTTTGGAACTGATGAACCATATGAAAAAGTATGTTTATGTTACAAGAAGACAGAAGGTCCTGATGTCATAAGTTTTGAGACTGAACGGGAAATGCTCGAAGCGTTTCATAAGTATCTACACGATAAGAACATTGATATCATCACTGGTTGGAATATTTTCGGTTTCGATCTTGAGTATATTTACAAACGAGCTCGTTATTGTGGATGCAACCCAAACTTTTTCAAACTTGGTCGATTGAATGATGAATCTTGTCAACTTACTCTAAAAAAATTGAGTTCAAGTGCTTTGGGGGATAACTTCTTGAAATTACTTCCGATGTCTGGACGATTTATTTTCGATATGTTCCACGAAGTTAAGAAGGGATACAAATTGGATTCATACAGTTTGAACAATGTTTCAAAGTTGTACCTTGGTGATCAGAAAATTGACATGTCCCCCAAAGAGATGTTTGTTCGATACAAAGAGGGTGATCCTGCAAAGTTGGGTGAAGTTGCTGAGTATTGTATTAAGGATACTTTACTTCCACACAAACTCTTGAAGAAGTTGTGTACACTCCTCAACCTCCTGGAGATGGCTAAAGCTACTTGGGTACCTCTATGTTTCCTAGTTGAGCGCGGACAGCAGATTAAGGTATTTAGTCAGCTCACGAAGAAGGCTCGAGAGCTGGGTTTCATGGTACCTACGATTCGATACGGTGCGATTCCTGAAGAACCTTACGAAGGTGCGACTGTACTTGAGGCACAAAAGGGTGCATATTATACACCAATCACAGCCCTCGATTTCGAAGCATTGTACCCTTCAATCATGATGGCCCATAATCTGTGTTATTCGAGCTATGTGATGGATGAAAGGCGATATGGGAATATACCAGGTGTTACCTATGAAACCTTCAATATTGGTGATCGAACGTATAAATTTGCTCAAGGTGTCCCTAGTCTTTTACCGGCGATTCTTCTTGAGCTCAAACAGTTTCGAAAGAAAGCAAAAAAGGATATGGCGGCTGCGACGGGTGGAATGAAGGAGGTTTACAATGGCAAGCAGTTGGCTTATAAAATCTCGATGAACTCTGTATACGGTTTTACAGGGGCTGGTAAAGGGATCTTACCTTGTGTTCCAATCGCATCGACGACGACATGTCGAGGTCGTGGTATGATCGAGGAGACGAAGACCTATGTCGAGAAGAACTTTCCTGGTGCAAAGGTAAGGTATGGGGATTCAGTCACACCCGATACACCCTTATTTATTCGTCGGGATGGTGAGATCAGAACATGTAGAATTGACTCACTCGTCGAATCCTATGAAGAGCGCGATGATGGCAAAGAAGTCGCTAAAATTGACGCCGAGGTGTGGACCGAAGAGGGTTTCACCCCTATTCGTCAGATTGTACGACACAAGACGACGAAGAACATACACCGTGTCCTCACCCACACTGGTATTGTTGACGTGACTGAAGACCATAGTCTACTTCTCGAGAATAAGGAGATGATAAAACCAAGTGAAGTGTCTCTCGGTACCAAACTTCTTCACGGAGACTGTGTACGCGGACTCAAATGGGATGACACGACCGTCACTGTTGATGAAGCGAAGGTTATGGGGTTCTTCTTCGGTGATGGTTCATGTGGCCACTATGGTGAGAAGCACACGTGGACTCTTAACAACTCTAATTTAGACTTTCTCATAGAAATGCAAAATCTCTGTCCATTTGAAACTTCTGTTTATGATACGATTAAAAGTAGTGGTGTGTATAAACTCAATGCGAAAGGTGATGTGAAGGATATTTCTGTGAGATACCGTTCGTTATTTTACAATACACACAAAGAAAAGGTTGTGCCACCGTGTATATTGAACGCACCCATCGAAGTGGTACACTCTTTCTGGGAAGGGTATTACATGGCAGATGGAGACAAGGATGCTCATGGGTACAATAGGGTGGATATCAAGGGTAAGGAAGGTTCTATGGGTATGTACATTCTGGGAAGACGTTTAGGGTACAATGTATCGATCAATACACGTACAGATAAACCTAACATTTTTAGACAAACATGGACGACTTCTACACAGAGAAAAAACCCGGTCGCTATAAAAAAAATCGAACTTGTTGGGGAGACTGATGGGTACGTATATGATTTGACGACAGAATCTCATCATTTCCATGTTGGACCCGGAGAACTTGTCGTACATAACACTGATTCAGTGATGGTTGAGTTTGATGTAGGTGATCGAAAGGGTGAGGAAGCTGTACAGTATAGCTGGGAAGTAGGTGAGCGCGCAGCTGAAGAGTGTAGCGCCCTTTTCAAGAAACCAAACAACTTGGAACTCGAGAAGGTTTACTGGCCTTATTTTCTCTATTCAAAGAAGCGGTACGCCGCCAAGCTTTGGACAAAGGGGAAGGATGACCAGATGCATATGGATTACATCGACATCAAGGGACTTCAAGTTGTTCGTCGAGACAATACTCCACACGTAAGGGAAGTGTGTAAAGAACTTCTCGATGTAGTTCTCGATGCCCCTGATACAGGTCCACCGATGGAACTCGCCAAAGAACGAGCGATAGAACTTCTTTCGGGTGATGTACCGAATGACAAACTGATACTCAGTAAGTCACTTTCAGACAGTTACAAGGTGAACGGTGAGCCAGTGTCCGTCACGGGTCATCGAATTGGTGAGATTAATCAAGCCCACGTACAAGTTGTTCACAAAATGCGTGATAGAAAACCGGGTTCCGAACCACAATCTGGTGATCGTGTTCCATTTCTACTGACGAAAACGGATGACCCCAAAGCTAAGGGATTTGAGAAGGCTGAAGATCCCAAGTATGTAGAAGAAAACAATATCCCCGTTGATTACCATTACTATTTCGTAAACAAGTTCCTAAACCCGGTGTGTGATCTTCTTGAACCTCTTTTTGATGATCCGAAACAGGATATATTTGGGGAGATCATATCTCAACACAAACCTAAAAAGAAGGAGACGGGTCCAGCACTCAGTGGTATGAAAAAGGATGATCTTATAGAAGAGTGTAAGAAGCTTGGTATCGATCATTCAGGGAAAGTTGCCGAGTTACGTGAACGGATTAAAGAAACGAGGGTTCCAAAAACTGAATCGGTTCAAGACCTATTTAAAAAATACGAGCAATCATTTAGTAAGGAGTGATGTTGCATGATAAAATCACGGAATTGATTGAACAAGAAGTTGGCGAGCGTGTCGGTATTTTATTGGGAGAGTATGCGGAGACTATATCTAAAAAACACGCAGTCCCTCTCAATTTACTTTTGAGAGATTTACCGTCTATCGCGACCGTATCATTATGTAAAGGTATAAAGTCTAATGGACAGCGATGTCTTTTCAAAGGAACAGATAATGGATATTGTAGACATCACAAAACTCAAGGTGATAAAATTAAAGTGCGGTCACTTTCGAGTTCGAATCTACATACACACGGTCCTGAAAAAATGTTTGTCAGAGGATGTCCTGGTTGTGAAAATTCGAAGGGGCTTATAGATTTGGGTTCAGTATTTAGCAATGAGTAAAAGTGGTATTCTACTAACATCAATCAATTCATTTTATAATCAAGAAGAAAACCGAACTAAATTAATGAACATTCTAGACAAATCAAGTGGAATCTCTCTACGAAACTTGGAATGGTTCATCACAAACTATGCAAAGAAAAACAATACGTCATACACAACTAAAGATGGAAAGTATTTCACTGTTCATTGTGCTTATAAATCGAGTCTCGATGGGTATAGTAAAAAACTGTTCGATCCATTTTGTCGTTCAGAAAAATTTGCCTATGAAATTCCTGGTACATCTCACGAAATCCAAACAACTTTAGCACAGTTGAATTTCATCAAATGGTGTATTAAGAATAATATCATTGATTATATTTCTACGAACAAGGGTTCATTGTTTAGTAAGCAACTGACATAAATCCGCGATCAAATACGAATGTCTGATAACCGGTGTAGTACATCTGCAGAGAGTACGTTTTAGTATTCACGTCGACTAGCGACCCCTCCCTTGTATCCAATTTCACTTCTATCGAAGTTTTTTCTGACTGTATCTGACTAAAATCCAAGTTTCCCGATGGTTCCACATTAATAGGATTCATCGAGAAGCTGTATGTATAGATATTTCTA